TGTTGTTTATATGGTTTTTTATACTTATTATATTGGCGATAAAGTTCATCGTTGTCTATGGTAGTTCTGTTGTAAATGGAACTGAATTCTATGCTCCTAGTCCGGATTGGATCGTCTCCATATTTGCTATTCTGATGGTCTATGTATTCGGGTCTAAGACCGGACTCATAAAAATTTTAAGTAGGCGTAAGGCTGTTAATAATAAGAAGACTGATATCAAATAATTTCTAGTAAATCTACCGCAAATTGTAAGTCTGTGATTTTCTTTGTAGAACTGTTTAGGAGTTCTCCAGTATGAATATAGAGGAATTTATTAACTTTCTAGATTTCAAAAAGCTTACGAAGGTTAATGATAATAAATATATATGCTCATGTCCTATCTGTAAGGAAGGAACCCATAAGAATAGGAAGCGTTTCTCGATCTTCAAGGGCTATGACGAGAATTGGATAGTCAGATGCCTCAACTGTGGTTACAGTAAATCGTTTCTCAATTATCTGAGAGAATTTCATCATGATCAATATGAAAGATATCTGTTCCATTACCGAACAGAGAATAGAGAAGAAGAGAAGAAGATCGATCTCGGACATTTTAGAAACGACATAGATTTCAGATCGATCCTAGATTATTATCCGGCTCTAGATAGGATGGATGAGATGCATCCTGCGGTTCAATATCTTAAGAATAGAATGATGCCGGTTAAAGTCTTCAGGAATTTCAGATATTGTGATTCATTCGAGAATCTATGCACTCTGATCGATAGATTTTTTCCTAGCACTATTGATTTTAAATTTGCCGGTCTAAATTTTCCCTGTATTATGATTCCGATAAACGATATGGATGGAAGATTGTCATATATTCAGGTTAGAAATCTGATAGCCTCCGGTAAATCTAGAGATATGAGATATATGACGATCAAACTTAATAAGATGGCTAGAAAGATCTGGAATCTGGACAGCATCGATCCGAACTCAGATATTTTCGTTTTTGAAGGTGTTCTAGATGCAGTGTATCTGGATAATAGTATCGCAATGCTCGGTTCTGCCGTCACAGACCTCCCCAGCTATATCGATAGGGAAAATCTAATATTCGTAGTGGATAATGAATACCACACACCTGAGATGCAGAAGATCTGCAACGATATTATAGATGCCGGATGCAGATTGGTAATATGGTCTATCGATAATAGATGTAAAGATCTCAACGATATGATCATAAAAGGGATGACTACTATGGAAGGAGCTGAAGAATTTGTAAGGCAATTTATTAAGACTAGTGTAACAGCTAGGTTCGATGTCGCTATGAGGAGAAGATATTAAGTGCTGTATAGACCGGTCATATTCGTTGACTATAGGAACAGATATTTCATTGAAAATCTGATTCTCAACAATATAGGTGATCATAAAATCCATAATAGGATTCTAGACCTGCTCGGCGGAAAGATCCCACTTAAGAAATTTATAGGAGAGATCCCTAATAAGAAATCTAGATTTGCATTTATAGAGTGTCTAGTTGAAAATAGTGAGAGTCTAGATAATGTGAAGAAATTTGCAGACCGCTATAGTCTAGATGTTCTCATATGTAACAATCTGGTAGAGATGGAATTTAGACCTAGAGAACTCAATATCGATAACTTACTGAATCTATCCGGCTCCGATCTGAGAAGAACGATCAGAGAGGAGATAGCACTGGAGTCCGGAATATTTATATCTAACCGTAAGACAGCCAATAGATTAGGTCTAAATCGGGAATCCAGTATCGGGCGAATAGACAGCATCGTACTGGATATAGATCACGATTTTGAGGAATATTCAGAATTGGTCTTCAGCTTTCTTAAGGATGATCTATCGATATCGAACAGGATGACTCTATACAGGACAGCCAATAATAGGATCAGGATCTATATCGGCATTGATCTGGAGGAGAAGGATGCTATACTGATTAAAAACATATACGATATGTTGAACAATCTCATAAGGGATAATTTCGGTATCGACATAGATCTTTCATTCAAGAGATTATCCCAGCAGGTATGGCTGGAAGAATTTAGAGTCTTGAAAAAGGAAGGTAGAAGATCATATAGAATAAACGATAGTGGAGAAACAAAAGAGAAGTGGTTGTCCTTGCGTGGACTATATAATAGTCTAGGTACAAACAGCTATACTATATCGAAAAATGCAAGGAAAACAAAAGGAGAAAGTCAGTCTGGAGATCCCTCCAGTAATGTTCCTAGAGAATTATTAAATAATTTACAATTTCCAAGTGAATTCTTGAAAGAAATAAAAAAGAGAAAAAATCCTGCAAAATGGCTGAAGAGATTGATACTTAACAGATTCATCGGGATGGCTGAACATTTGAAATATGAATGCCGGTCGGTCATTCTTACTCTAGTAGGGAATGCCAAATTTATAGATCAGATGTTGGAAGGAGAAGAAGACCTCCGGAATGATATCCGCAAAATAACCGAAAACATAGTGGAGCTGTCTAGAGAATATTCAGGATATAGAGACAGCATATTCGGTGGAAAGACATTCGATCAGATCTTTGCATCCGTCTCCGTTCTCCCGTTCCATATGGATCTCGGAGAGAAGAGACAGAAGCCGTATCATAAAACTGTGCTGGAGCTTTTCACGGTCATATCTTCTGCAGAACTGAGAAAGATATGCAATATGAAGATCTCGGAAGACGGAAGGACTGTAACGATATCGGCTAACAGACTGGAAAGTGCTCTGGGGTTCAGTCATTCATCGGTCTGCAATCTGATGGAGAAGCTCTGCCAGAACGATTTCTGTAGAATGAAGGAATTTTCATATCTGACCGGTCATACCTACGAATTTGCAGAGAAGATAGATCTCGATCTGGTAATAGAAAAGACAGTTGCGGAAGTTCTAAGTGAAGATCGGGATAGCTTTAGAAAGATCGTAGCAGAAGTAAAGCTCAATCCGTTCCATACCAAGATCGTTGAGTATCTAGTGTCTATAAGTAAGAAGATGAGATTCATTAAATATATGCAGAAGATCTATGAGAGATTCAGGCTCCATTTCGATGACGATATAAGGGTGGAAAGAATTTTCAGGATGCACTATCATTCAGTGGAGCCGAGATATGGATAATTCCTCGATACAGTGGAAGATCGGATACATCTGTGATAAAATGGACGGAATTTAAGGAGGTTCCTCGATGAAAAGGTTGCTTTTCAGATTGAAGAAATGGTATCTGGGTCTAACCCACATTAGACAGTGTGATAATCTATTTGTTTCGAAAGATATCTTAGACCGGCTTACTGGAAGGGAATATATTACTATACTGAAAACATTGGATCATATATTTGGAAGGCATCAGCATAATATGAAGAGGATGGTAGGATTCAAGAGGCGGATATCGGAATATTCGGCATTCGAGAACCGAGTAATATTTGTAGTCACCGATGGATCTGAGATGAGGCATTCAGTTATGGAAGGTGGATATTATTTCATCTATATCGGAATAGACTATCAGTGTTTCTACCATATTGTAAGAAAATATATACAGCTATTTATACAGTATAAGGAAATTGGAGCACTGGAAGAGAAGAGTATTATCTATTATTTTAACAATAACGACTTTCTAAATATATAGGAGAAAAGACTATGAAGAGATCCGCTGAAACAGAGAAGATGAGAGAGCTGAAACTGGATGCTGAAACGGTGAAGATTCTGGAAAATTTTGCCAAGATCTTTCCCTATTTTGAAAAGGATGATGAGCCGGTACTCAAGACCAGTAATCTTACACAGTCTGCATGTGCGTTCTTCTATCCGAGTAACAGTGTTCTATCCAGTATGGCTAAATTCTGCACTAAAGATCTCGGATTCTTCATAAGTGCAATATCGAAATTTATAGATTCCACTATTAATTTCGTAGAGAAGGAGTGCGAATATCTAGATCCTGAGACTAGAGAGCCGAAGCGATATAACACGATCGAAAAATTTATATTCAGGTCGGAAGGAATCAGTGCCACATTTACTATGGATGAACCGGCAATAGTAAGACCGTTCAGAGATGGTCTTATGATGGTTAGAGATGCAGAGGATTTCTTCAACAATGGCGATATGCAGGTGTTCAGATTCCAGATCAGTCAGGAACAGATTAAGAAGATCTCGGATATGGCGAAACTGTTCAAACTCAGCGATATCAGGATAGGAGCATATGAAGGTGCATTCCAGATCCTTGCGGTCAATGCCGATGACGACAGTTCCGATACTTTCAGGATGGAGTTTATTCCGGAATTCAATAAGAATGAATCACATAGGATCATTTTAACAAGTTCGATATTGAATTATCTCATGAAGGGAGATTATGTCGTTACTGTTCATTCTGAGGGAGTCATTTCATTCAGACATACATCGATCAATCTGGTATATTCTTTCGGAGAAAACGATAAGAAATATACCACAATATGGGGTAAATAATGGTAGGAAGAGATCTACAGTCCAGATTCATATTGGAAGAGAAATATAGACCGACCACTCTCAAAGATATCATTTTGCCGAATAGATATGTTCCAATCATCGATGGAATGGTAAAGGATGGTATAATCCCTCATCTTCTTCTGTCCGGTACTAGAGGTTGTGGAAAGACGAGTCTAGCCTATGTTCTGGCTAACGAGACTAATGCATCTCTGCTCTATATCAATGCATCCCTAGATAGAACTAAGGATGTCATGGAAAATAAAGTTGAAAAATTCTGCAGTAAGGTGTCTGTCGGTGATAAGAAATATAAGATTATTCTTCTAGATGAGATCGATAATCCCTACGCTAAAGACTTCAGGAAATCTCTCCTATCACCGATTGAAAAATATGGTGAAAATACGAGATTTGTGCTGACATGCAATCAGAAATATGTGTTAGACAGGGCTTTAATTTCGAGGTGCAGTGAGATCGATTTCGTATTTGTGAAGAATCAGGAGACTAAATCTTGTAAGCTTAAGTTTATAAATAGATTGGAGATGATTCTCAATAACGAGGGTATAGAATACGATATAAAGGCAATAGCCTATTTGGTAGAGAAGAAATTCCCCGATATGAGAAAGGTGATCAACACGATAAATCTTCTCTCTAAAGGCGGTAAGATAGATCAGGAGAGGATTGATATTGCTCTCTATGCCGATATCGACAGATTTTTCAATATAATAAAGTCTAAAGATTTCGAAGCTCTTAAACACTATACTCAGTCGCTCAATATGAGTCCGGAAGATTTCTATTCTATGGTCTATGTCAATATAGAATCCCATATTGTTGTCGATGATATTCCCAATGCTCTAATTAAGACCTATAATTATTTGAAAGATCTCAACGGTATTGCTGATTCCTTCGTTTCTATAAATACATTTGGACTTGATCTGATGACTAGTGTGAGATTGAAATAATGCCATTACCTTTTGCTGTAGCAGTTAAACCGGAATTTCTTAAGACCGATATTGCGGTTGATGAAAACAAGAGCATGAACTTCTATAAGATAATAAATATCTTAACATCTAAAAAGGATCTAGATGAACTGGAGAGGGTTCCACAAAGCTCTAACACTATGTTTATGATTAACAGAATATTCAGTGCCGATAGGAATCTATCGAAACTTGCATATGCGATGTCTATGAGATATGATATGCCGGTTGAAAGTGCTCTATTGTTCTATCTATACACTATACCTATGAAAAAGGGATATAGGACTCTATATAGTAATAATAAGAACAAAATATTGGAAGCACAGTTAGGAATAATACAGAGTTTTTTCGAGTGTAATAAGATGAAGGCTGAAGAATACCTAAAGATACTGAGTCCTACTGATCTGGAGCAAATTATGAATATAATGAAGAAGACAAAGGAATATGAAAATGAAGAATAAAAACATCAATGTTCAGGAGTTTTTTATATTTATCAAGGATAGGTGTAGTTCTAGGGAATATAAGAAATTTGCCTGTTTCAATATAGTGGATGTCATTCTGGAATATTGTAATAGGATGATGTTCGATGATGATATGGTTTTCGATCTAGTAGAACTAATAAAGCAGGATAAGATGATTTATGAATTTATAGAAATCGAGGCTAAGCGTAAGAGGATTATAATAGATCGTGATTATAACAATAAGAGCATGAAGAGTCTCAATGGATTTAACAGGATCGGAAAGAAAAATTTATTGTCTATATTTAGGAAAAACTGAAATGTCAAAAAAGAAGGAATTCGATGGATCGATTGAAAATCAGTTAAATGAAGATTTGAAGATTGAAGATTTTGAAGATTCCAAAACTATTGAGGCACTTGATAAATTAAGAAACAAATTGAATGAAGATCTCAAATTCGATGAACTCCAGATAGTGGAAAAGATGCAGAGATTACCTCATCTCTCTTCAAACTGGCTGTATATATATTCGGCGTTAAGTTCAAAGCTGGAACAACATGAACGGAAACTTAAAAATGTCTATAATCTATCATATGGTAGAATAAAAAATGGTTCAAATTTCAAAATTGATACATCTCAGATTACTAGGGTTATAGAGGGTGAGCAGGAGTATCTTGCTATCTTAAAAGTCAGGGATCATTATAAGATCGTCTCCAAATTTGCAGAGGAAGGATATAAGAAGATCAATAATCTTAGTTTCATCATTCAGGGAATTACTGAATATAAGAAGTTTATGAACGGATATAAATAATGTCTAACATTTCGGTTCATGAATATGATACCTATTGTGATATGATTCCTGAAAACAGTCAGAATGAATTCGTTACAATATTTAAAGCTAATAATTTTAAATGTGGAATGTATTATAACGACTATACTGTGTCCAGAATAGTGAACGATGCGTTATCTCACGAGAGCAAGGCTAAAAAAGTCGGTAGAATGGGAGATACTAAATGGGATGGTGTGATCCGGTATTTCGATAAAATAAAGAAGGAATTTCCTATCGGATTCTATAAAATGGTTGTCAAGACACTTCTAGGCTATGGATATCCGGTTAGAATTAATAAAGACATCAAACCTGTGAAATACTATGATAATATTGAAACACTTGAGAATGAAGTGAAGAAATGGGATCTGGAGCTGTCTCTATATAGACATCAGCTAAGTGCTCTATTTTCTATTATGAATATAAATAGAGTAACAATAATGTCAACGACTTCATCCGGTAAGAGCCTTATCGCATATCTGACATTTAGAACAATAATCAGTAAGATACCAAACGCTAGAATTCTAATGGTAGTTCCTTATTCTAATCTGGTAGTTCAGACTGCAGATAAATTCAAGATTTATGAAAAAGATAATTTTATAAATAGTAGAGTATCTACTTCCAATAAAAATCTGGATCTTAATTCTCAGATTGTCATCTCGACTTATCAGGCATTTGATTCGATCGATAGTAAAGTGCTATCTAAATATCTGAAGACCGTAGATGTCGTGGTAGTAGATGAAGTCCATATTACAGGTTTTGATAAATATCTTAGATATTGTATAAACTATAAATTTAAGATTGGATTGACCGGCACTATAGACACAAAAAATCCGGAGGTATTGTTCAGGCTATTTAAGAATTTCGGTGAAATAATAGAGATTTCGGATTATAAGACATTGAAAGATGTCGATATAATTACGCCGGTCGAAATGATAATATGCAGACTGAATTATCCGGAATCAATATTGAAGAACTATAGAAGTTTTCTATCTAGTGGATTGTATCATCATCATCATAGACAGAATGGAAAGTTTAATCCGAGACTAGTCTTTGATCTTGAAATGGATTTTATAGCACAGGCAGGACATAAGGATGGTCTAATATTGAAACTTCTAAAGCTTGACGAATTTAAAAATTCCAATACTATGATTTTCTTCCAGACTGATATTCCATATATGTCTAAGATATATGATACTGTCGTGGAAGAATTTGGAAAGGATAATGTAAGATTAGTCAATGGTTCTACATCGGTCGAAAAGAGAACGGAAGCCCAGAAATGGATGGAAGAAGGAACAGGTAGGATATTAATAGCTAGTATAGTCTTTTCTACTGGTTGTGACATTTTAAACTTACATAACATAATATGTGCATATTGGCATAAATCTAAAAATATTACATTACAGTTAGTAGGTCGTGGAATGCGGAAACATTCATCTAAGGATGTAATAAAAGTTTGGGACATAGTAGATATGTTACCCGATTATAAGAAGGAGTCGTATTCTATTTCTCATTCAAATGATCGTTTAAAATATTTCAAGGAAGAGGGCTATACTATTAAATATTTAGACATAATGGGAGACGGGAATAATGGCAAAATGTAGAATCGTTGAAAGAACATGTGTAGATGGGCGAAAATTGTATGTAATTCAACAGAAACATTTCTTATTTAGATGGTGGTGGGTCGATGCTTGGCTTAATTCCAGTTGCGGAGCAGCTTGCCAGGACAGCTTCTCTACTATTGAAGAAGCCAGAGCGAACCTATGTTATTTTGATGACAGCAAAAGTGTTGATAGAGTTGTTTCATAATTTAAGGTGGTTTTGAAAATATGAAATATTTAGATGTTAATTAGGAGGATTCTATGAAATTATGCAGACTTTTCGTTAAGAAACTTTCCGGATTGGCTAAGATCCCAACTAAGGCAGAATATGGAGAGGACAAGCAGTTTGGCATAGATTTCTATGCTCTTGAATCAGTTTTGATCGAGCCGAGAAGTATGGGTTTTGTTAGAACCGGAGTCGCAGTCCAGATAATCAATAACATCACACATCAATCTCTTGGACTTATTTTGAAAGATAAGAGCGGAATTGCATGTCGTAAAGGTCTTCATTGCTTTGCCGGTGTGATCGACGCAGACTATACCGGCGAGATTCTGGCTGGTTTTTTTAACATGACGGATCAGCCGGTGGTTATCAATGCTGGAGATCCCTGTATTCAGGGCATAGTAATACCAATTTTTTCTACCGATATTGTTGAGGTTGATCATCTCGAAGTAACTATTAGGGGAGATAAGGGATTCGGGTCTTCCTATATGGGTGGGGATGTTAAATCGGCAGATATTGCAGATGTAGATAAGGAGAAATAATGGCAGGTCAGACAGCTTGTAGAATTAAAGATGACAGATATGTTGATAATGCGGAGCTTGTTATTCTTACCGATGATGGAGAGGAAAGGCTTTTCGGCGTAGAATTTAAGATCACCAAATTTCGGATTCCGGATGTCGATATAGAAGATATTAAAGTTCCTAATCCTATGAACACTAATATTTCAGTTTATTCTGAAAAGAAGACTGTGGAAAGAATCAATGTCGATTTCAAGCTTGATGTGGATCTTTCCAATTTCTGGGCAGTCCATGAAGAATTGAACAAAGTTAAAAATAATTTTAATATGAAAGCTTCAGAAAACGATATGGATCTCGCCATTATATTATATGATAACAGAAATGTCAGGCTTTATCCTATAATCTATAAAAGATGTAAGATCCTAAAGATCACCGGTGTTGATATGGAAGTTGGTAAAAAAACTAAGACTAAAAAAAGTAGTCTGGTTTTCAGTTGCACATATTTCATGAAGGGTAAATAATTCTTTCTGTATTTTTTCATCTAGCAGTGGTGTGATACAATGGCTGGTGTTATTGATATAGTATTTGGTGTTTGAATGTCTGATCTGAATATTACTAAAATAGGGATAAAAAAAATTCCGGTCTATGATGTAGAGACTGATGGAATACATAATTTTTTTGCAAATGGTATATTATGCCATAACTCTATGTATAGTATCAGTAAGGTTCCAGAATTGATAAGAAAAAAAATTCCAAATATAGATGATGAACAAATGCTAGGATTCATAGAGTCTTTCAGCCATAAGCATGTAGAGCCTGTTATAGCTAAGGGATTTGAAGAATTGGCTGAATATACAAATTCGGATAACAGGATGAGAATGAAGCTTGAGACCATTTCGGATTCCGGTTTCTTTCTTTCGGCTAAGCACTATATTATTAGAGTAAGGAAAGCTGAAGGTGTTATGTTGGCACATCCCAAAATAAAGATGAAGGGGATTGAGATTTCTAGTTCTTCAACTCCTATAGCAGTGAAACCGGCACTGAGAAAGGTAATAGAATTGATGTTGGATGGAATTGATAGCAAACTTTCTGAGATGAGAGATATTTGCAGAGATTTCAGGGATAAATTTGATAAGATGTCCGTATTCGATATAGGTGTATCGACATCGATGAATAAATCTAATATATATCATAGTCTTCCTTCCGGCACTCATATCCATATAAGAGGATCTATTGTATATAACAAGTATCTGGATTCGATCAATAGTAATCTACAGCGGATTAAGGATGGTGATAGGATAAAATATGTCTATCTTAAGATTCCAAACTTTTTAGATTCCCATGTTATTTCGTTCATGGATGACTTTCCGGAAGAGATCTTAAGATTTGTGGATTATGAGAAGCAATTCGATGTTGTTTTTTTGAGACCTGTTAATAATAAATTAAAGAAATTTGGATATGAAATAAACATGTCTAAAATCAATCTGAAAAATATATTTAAAAGGAGTAGATGATGGCAGTTCTGACTAAGGGCAAGATTAATATTGGGGCGATTGATTCAGCGTGGGGCAGTAGTGGTAAAGGCAAATTTAATGCTTATTTGGCGTTGAAAGAAGAAGTTGATTATGCTGTATCCAGTAATTCTGCACAGGCAAGTCATGTTGTATGTTTTAATAATAGAGAGGCATCGTTTACTAGGTTTAAATCGGGTTTATGTGAGTATAAATTCAATCATCTTCCGGTGTCGGTCATATCTCCTTCTGTTAAGGATGTTTTCTTAACAGGTTCCTGTGTTATCAATTTACCAAAACTTTTGGAAGAGATCGAGGTAGTAGGGATGACTCCAGATATATTACATATCCATCCAAATGCTGTGGTAATACAGGATGAAGATGTTGAAATCGAAAGAAAAAATTTAGCTGGGATTGCCAGCACGATGTCGGGGATAGCACCGGCAATGGGTAGAAAAATAATGAGAAAGGACAATCTAAGTTTAGCCAGTTCAATACCAGAGCTTAAGTCTTTTATCGATAATGATTTTTATTACCGTCTAGTCGGGCTTGCTCGAAATAATAAAAAAACAGGAGTTATGGAGACGGCTCAAGGTTTTGGTTTATCGATAGATCACGGTATGTATAGAGATAAATCGGGCGGTATGAAGCCTTATTATCCGTTTACAACATCTAGAAATGTCGATCCTCTTTCATTTGCTGGGTCTGCTGGAATTCCCTTTTCTACAATTGGTAGGATAATGATGAATGTTAGGACTTTTCCCATAAGAGTAGGTGATAGTTCTACTGGAAATGGAGTTGATGCTAGGGCAGGGGTTAAGTTGGGTTCTTCTGGTGCTTATTGGTTTGATCAGGATGAGCTTACATGGGATGAAGTTTCCAAGATAGCAGGGTTTAAAATTGAAGAAAAGACATCTCTTACAAAGCGTATCAGAAGAGTTTTTACAGTATCTAAGAGTCAGATTAATTTCGAATCTAGTATTATAGATCCAACCGATGTCTTTATAAATTTTGTTAATTATCTGGATCCCAATATCGCAGGAGTGTCCGGTTTATTTGATTTTGAAGATATTTATAAGATGTTTCCTAAAGTTGGAAATTTTATACTTGAGATTAATAATATACTTAGAAAATCGTGTGGTGCAAGGATTAAATTGCTCGGTACTGGCAAATTTAATCATGAAATAATAGAAATAGATTATTTTTAGGAGGTTATTATGTCGTTTGATTCTGAAGTTTTGAAAAAGGTTTTTAAAAATTTTGAAAAGAAGGAATTGACTGATTTCAACATTGATTATCAGTGTTGCTCAATGCTTAAGACTGACTATATGAGGGTTGTTAAAGGGATCACGAGAAATGCCTCAACCGCAGAAGTTCTGGAAAATTCTAAATTTTTTGAGCGTTTTGAATCTGAAGTTAAGAAAACTACTGAATCGGAACAGGAAGTCTTAGATGAAAAGAAACAGATGATATCAACTATGATTAAATCTAGAAAGAGCAGTGCCAATACCGGCATGAAACAGCTTATTCTCATTAAAAAGTTGTATAATAAGGCATTAACTGAACTTAAGATGAATCATGGTTCTATGCTCACCGATACGGATCTTTCAAGGCTTGAAATTCCAGTAGAATTGGATATAGATACATATATCGATAATTCCGATATTGTATTGAAGAAAAAGGCTTAGTGAATTATAATTGATCTGCGTTCGTTTATTTATTTAGTAGGAGGAATTTAACATGTCAGGTAAACCAATCGACCTTAACGCTTTTAAAGGGGTAGATTTCAATTCAAAGATTGAAGTCGATCGTTCGGAATCTTCAATTTTTTTCGATATAGATAGAAAGAAATTGAAAGCTGAAGGCAAAGTAATTGTAGTAATGAGGTTTCTTCCGTATCATCCGGAAAAATCTCCGGTGGTGGGTGTTCTCCAGCATCGCATCCAGAATTCCAGTGGTGAATTTCTGAGTTTTATGTGTCCTAAGACTCTTGGTAATCACTGTTCCATCTGTGATGAGAGCAGAAAGTATTATAACACTAAGAACAAGGAACTTGAAAAAGTCGGTTCCAATCTCTATCGCAAAAAACTTTATTATGCTAATGTCCTTATTATCAACGATATAGCAAATCCGGACAACAATGGAAAAGTCTTTCCTTTCAGATTCGGTGCACAGCTTTATGAAGTGATCAAGACCGCCACTGAGCCATCTCCGATTCCGGATATGCCGTCAGCCAAACCTTTTGATATTTTCGCCGGTAACAATTTTATTCTTATGGCAGTGGTGGAAAACGGTCAGCCTAAATATTCATACTCAAAGTTTGATCCGAATCTTACTTCAATCTCCAATCCGCAGAATTACATCGGTCTCTGTACTGATCTTGAAGAGGCTTTCATCCGCAATGAAAAATGGGAACTTGATAATTCAATCTTCGGAACGATTAATAATCATGTTATGAATATGATTGTTCCTTTCAATGCCAATGCGGTAACAGGTAATGCTCAACCTGCTGGTGCTCAACCTGCTAACGGTTTTTCTCCAGTCAATCCTCCTGCTCAACCTGCTAACGGTTTTTCTCCGGTCAATCCTCCTGTTCAACCGGCTAATGGTTTTTCTCCGGTGATGCCTCCTATCCAGTCAACGATTCCTGCTCAACCTGCTAACAATTTTTCTCCAATTAATCCTCCTGTTCAGCCGGCTGGTGGTCGTTCTCCAGTAAATCCTGCAGTGATGCCCAGCACCACATCTGACTACAATCAGAAATTGAAGGATATCAGTGCCAATATTGATGATATTGATGATATCATTTCATAATGTTCTATACTTCTGTCGTTCAATCTAACAATTCGATTCATCACTTTTTCAGAGAAGGTCTCAATAAATATATCCAGACGGATGATAAATTTCGTCCGTCTGGGTTTATTGATGACGATAACGGTGAATATAAAGATATAAGATCTGGTAATAAAGTAAGAGAATATAAGTTTGGTAATATTTTCTCATTTTACAGATTCGATAGAGATACTAAACGATTTTATAATGATATAAACCCTAAATATCAGTTTATCAGGAGTGTCTATCCTAACAAGAGTATTGACTATAATTTTAGGTTCATAAAGTGGGCTAATCTGGATATAGAAAATCCCGTTCCTAAGCATTTAGGATTTCCAGATCCGGAAGAAGCTAAATATGATATTAAAACTATAACTCTATTTGTTACACAGGACTTTAAGACTGTTAAATATGTCTTCGGTTTATACGATTATAAAGTCAAAGATAATGAAGTCGTATATATTAAATGCTTTGATGAAAGAGAACTATTAAGCAAATTTATAGATGTATGGATAAGTGAATATCCTGACATCATAACCGGCTGGAATATTGACAATTTTGATATCCCATATCTGATTAAAAGGTTGTCAATGTATGGTCTGCAGAATTCTTTATCTCCAATAGGAGTGGTGAAGATTCAGCCTAATTTGATGTATGAAAAACTGAGAAAAATGACTAAGAGTGGTTTCCGGTATAATCCGAAGTTTAGATGTTCAATTGGTGGTGTAGAGATCCTAGACTATTATTGGATGTATCGGAAATTTAAATCTAATAATATGGAGTCTTTCAGGCTGGATTTCATCGGCAATTTTGAGCTGGGTATGACAAAGCTGGATTATAAGAGTGATGGATATAAGGATCTATTTGATCTATATGAAAAAGATTTCCAAAAATTTGTTGATTACAATATCC